ATTGTAGTTAAAACCGGTCAAAGTTTAGAGTTTTTTAACTGCGCATCGGGCGTTGCGGGTGACAACACCCCAACAATAGACTTTTCAAGTGGTTCCTCAACTGCCGGGATAAGAGATTACTCTGGCGGGATTCGCATTATGAACGGAGCAAGCAACGATACTGTTTCAATAGAAACCGATGGACAGGTAATTATTGCGTCGAATAATACGAGTCTTAATATCACCATACGGGGTATGTTGACTCCAACGGATGACGGCACAACGACCAGCTTGAATAAGGATGCTGTCTTTAACAGGGCTGATGTTCTGCCGCTTATTGCCGATAATGTTTGGGATGAAGATTCGACAGGGCATTACACATCTCCACAAATGGCTTTTGTGGCATCTCAAACCTCTGCTGGTGGTCTCGATTCGGGTATAGTTTCTCGTGTGGTTGGCCGTAAAGTCTGGGGTATTGCAGCCGGTTCAGGGTCGGATTCAACGATATTGGTTGACAGAACGGTTAACATGGAAGCCATTGATGATGTGGAAGCGGGGGCAACCAATCTTCTTGAAGCATTTGATGGTGATGCTACAGCGTTTGGTTACATAGAAAAACTCAAAGAACTCGATGAGGATAACACCACGATTGATCTGGATGGGACGACCATAGGGACGGCTACGAATTTAGGTGCCGATGCGGTAGATAATACTTCTTTGGCCGACGACATAACCCTTGATTCACTACACGTCAGAACGGTTGTAATAAAAAACACATCGGGAACCGGAACTGCCCTTCACGTGGAATCATCTGTTGGTCATGCCGCTTGGTTTAGAACTACCTCATCGGGAACAGTGGCGTTATACGCTGATGGTAGTGGGGGCACAAATACGCACGGATTAAAGGCAGAAGGAACCGGAACGGGTAATGACTTTTTTGGTGATCTTAGTGGTTCGGTTGCCTCCGTAACTGGCAATGTTGATGGGTCGGTTGCGTCGGTGTCCGGTGATGTAACTCTCGATGATGGTGAATTTGCTATTATTGCTGATTCAACATGGCAAGCGGATACCACTACACATAATGCCGTAGCTGGTAGTTTCGGAGAATTTCTCTATAAACCACAGTCTGCCTCTCTTACCGACGCAGATATGGCTGCTATAGCAGATTCGGTATGGCAGGCCGATACCACCAGTCACAATAATGAAGCCGGTAGTTTTGGAGAACACCTCTATAAACCAGTAAGTGCCAGCGTTTCTGATGCTGACATGGCTGCTATTGCCGACTCCGTTTGGCAGGCCAATCTTGAGGGACACGATGGCGTAGCTGGTTCATTCGCCGACTCTGCTCAAACTTGGGGTGCCACTGGTGCTGCTGGTGGCGGGCCACGACTCTGTTCTCTGATGGTAGTCGATGCCACACCCGCCGCCATTACAGATGGTTCCGTTAGCATGACAAGTGGGGGCAATACATGGACTGCCGACGTTAGCGGTGCAGGCTTTGCCGTCTTCTCATTGACCGATGCCACATGGTTGGGACTTGCCTATACCACAGGCTATGTGCAGGATACCATACCACAGACATTCGTGATTTCGGCATCCGTGCGGGATACCATCACCATGACTGCTATCTCGATCAGTAGCCCAAGCGCCGCCGATAAGGTAACCTGCTATATCTATACCTATGATATTATGGGTGGAATCGTTGAACGTGCCAAGCTCACGGCTACAGTCAACGGTAATGGCCCGTGGTTTGCCGTTGATGATAGCGCTGCTATAATGATCCCCAAGAAAATATCGGCCTATACAGATTCAAACGGAAAAGCCGAACTTGAACTCTGGGAATCAGCGGAGGTTCGAGATGCTGCGGGTAACAACCCAACATTCGATTTCATACTTGAAAAATCCAACCACTTCAAGTGGAGTATCGAAGAGAGAACCACGCCCGATGCGGCTACATGGAAGATTAGATAGACATGGACTGCGGGTGCATGGCGTTCCATAAACTCAAATTCAAGAAGCCTGAGTTTCGGGCACAGTTCTTCGATAAGAAGAATACCGACTGTCGGCTGCGTGCGTTCATACGGGAGGCTATCGACAACTTTCCTGAAAATGACTGGGTGATAACCAGTGCCAGACGATACCCGGAACATGCAGGGTCGGGGCATAACTATAAGATATTGTCGGCGTTTGATCTACGGTGTAGAACGTGGTCACAGAAACAGTTGATCGCCTTCTGGGACTTCTGTTATCGCTGGTGGATCAGTAAACCCGACATGCTCGATGTGATTATCGAGGATGAACGATTCGACCCAAGATACAAGGACTTCGAGCCGCACATCCACATTGAAATAGATAAACCATATTGGAAATAAGGAGGAAATATGAATGGCATAGGTGAAAATAAGCTCATTGCATACCTGGCTGGGCTGGCAACGCTCATTACAACGGCATGGTTGGTGCCCGACGCTCTGGCTGCGGTTACAACCGCCGTCATTGCCCTGTTTGGCTTATTACTGAATAAGAAGAAAGAGGAATAGGTTGGCCGACTTCCGCATAGGCGATACCAAGATCACGCTTGGCTATGGCACTAACGTCCTCAATCGTGGTATCCGCTACTACCAGAAGGATATGCTCGATCATCCTGCTCCCGCCAACCGATCCAACCATTGGGAGGTTGTAGTCGAAGTAACCGTTACAACGGTCAAGACCTTCTCGCAGACTGCGCCCGTAGCCAAGTGGGTAACCTACGACAAAGCTCGATTGAACGATGCACTTCAGGGTGACAAACCTCGCTTTGCCCTGTTCCGGTTCCACGATTACTCCAACGTGGTCACGGCACCGTTCCAGAAGGGCATGTTGCACTACTTCACTAAGAAGGTATCGGCCAGTCGGCAACGTGGCTGGCGTAGATACTGGAACTACGGCACCTACGATGCAGGGCAGTTGCTTATGTATCCTACGAATTGGATACTCCGCAGAATGAACTACCGCAAGCATGTAGCGTGGTTAGAGAAGAGCGGGGCTAATGTGTGCTCTGATGCCGCCGTATCCGGCTATCGTCACGGGCTGCGATCAGCAGGGAAAGATCCCTTCTGGATGTTCCCTGGTCTACCTTCAAGTGAAGTGGCTCCAAGCCACGCATGGATGCCCGATTCTAATATGTTTCGGGTTCGATAAACTTAATCTATCATCACCCTATAATTTTCCGCCATAAGGAGAGATATATATGTCCGATAAGGACAAAGACAAATATGAGTTTTCGTGGCTCGACAAGAAAGATGAGCTTGTTAGTATAGAAATAACCATAGTCGAGAAAGATAAAGACGCAGATCCGCCATGCTTAACGTGAGACTAAACTAACAACTCCAGTATGGAGATATAATGGCAAAGAAAAAGAAAATTGAACCATCGGATTTACCCTATCCGATTGCTCTGGTAATATGGGAAGATTCTAATACAACGGATGAAGAAAGTGTTGATCCTGCTATTTTCGATAGTGATGAAAAGAGAGGATTTCATTACGCTACTGTCGGTTGGATTATAAAAGATGATGACGTGGGTATAGTAATGGCCTACTGCTACCGATCTGATGAGTTGGTCGAGAAGGACATATCTATTCCCCGGAACCAAGTTTGTTACGTGCAATACCTAAAATGAACTGCCGAGAGGAAATCGACCCCTATGATTATTTCGACGATTGGTGGGACTGGCCGATGCTGGCATGATTATAGGCTTTTCATTTGTTTCCACCAATACCAACTTGCCATAATAATTCCTATTGTATAGCCCACCCTCAAATAGGTTTGTTCTATTGACATAAATCCCCACACCTGCCCGACTAACGTAATTACGAAACAGGGTATACTAACAGCGAATATGATTTTTAGCATTTAGTGCATCCTCCTTAAAGCGACGTTCTCGGAAACGTCATGTATGGTTTAGCCTGCATCTAATATCAACCTCAACATAACCCGCCGTTCCTCTCCACCCAACTTAAATTGCACTATCGGGCTTTTGAGTGCCGATTGCGGATACATGTTCTTCTCAGCAAATGTTAACGCCCCTTGCTTGAAGGCTTTCTGGTAGCTTGACGTTACCAAAAATACTTTAGGTTTCAGGTATTCGTTGCCGTTTTCGTCTGCGGCTCTTATATCAAGAGCGCTTGCAACCTTACCGTGGACATGTCCCATAGCATAGATGTCAGCCGCAGCTATACGTTGGGCATCCTCAACCTTATTGATCTGCGGGCCATGTCTCCTACCACCGCCATAGCCGTGATGCTGATATACCTGTAGGGTTCTGGTTGACCGATTGCCGTTTGGGTCTGCATAAACAAGCCGGAGCGTTATTATTGCCGAATACCCCAGATATTTAACTCGTAGAGCGTAACACATTTCTCTCGTGGCATCCACGTTGAACTTCTGTAATATCTTTTCTTCGTGATTGCCCGTGCCTAAACCTATACACTTATCCTTGATCGGTTCAAGCACCCTTACGAGTTTACGCACCTGCCCCATTATCCCCTGTCGCATATCTGCCACCGTATAAAGATCGTCAACCTCGTTAAATGAAAAACGAGGATCGTTATAATAGATGTGATCTCCATAGTCACCGACCCCAAGCCAATAGGCGTTGGGGTCTTTTTTTATTTCCCCTATGGTTTCCTTAAGTGCTTCGGTATCGTGAGCCACCGCCCCAAGATGAACGTCGGCCAGAAAATAGATCGAGTGCCAAATTTTATTTGATTTCACGGGAATAAAGAAAACCTTATCTTTGGTTCGATCTCGTCCTTTGTCGGTTAATACTGTTGTCCTTTTGGGTCTTGCCATATTTCTCCTCCGTTATTTCTTTTTCCAACTACTTGTATGATCCTCGTTATCGTGACTTGTGAATCGCCAGATAAGTATTAGCGTATCTATCTTGTCCTTGAGCCATGCCCATACACCCCGAATACCCCGTATAGATTCAAGTAACATCACCACCATCCGCATAGACATGGTAACGGGCAACAACCGTAAGAAAAATAGCAGATTTGTTAACAGAAATATTCCAACGGCGATAAGCCATAACATTCATTTCCCCTCCGCATGGGCGAAATTGGGTCGGGCAAATTCGCCGAAGTATTTTCGGGCAGCGCTATCGTATGCCTTAGCCGCCAATTTTGCGGTGGTGAAGGCGCCAAGAAGTATCACCTTACCCTTAACCTCGATTCGTGCTCGCCACTTCTTATCTTTTTTACCTTTTGCAACGCCTCTATATCCAGAGCGAGGTTCCGGAAAAATACCGCTCGCAACATTTAATCCTCCGCGGCAACAACGAAGATTGCCTTGTCGATTATCCAATCCGTTGCGGTTAATGTGATCGACTACTGATCCTTTTGGGGGATTCATCAATAATCGGTGCATGATTATCCTCTTCTTAATACCGCCCTTCATTTTATCGCAATAGGCATAGCAAGTAGTATATCCCCGGTGAGCATACCAGTGAAAATCTTTAACTTTCTCATAATCGCTATCATCTACAATGGCAACCATGCCGTTACTGAGTTTAATTTCCTTCATTTGTTTCTCCCTTTTCAAGTGCATCCGCTATTTTCCGCAGGTCTTTCGCAACCCTGACGTGCAGCGGGAGATCGGGGGTAGGATTGAATCGTTGGTATTCTTTCTGGCCTTTTTTGAGGTCTGCTTCCCAACCATGCAACGGACAATCGGGATGACGGGAAAAGGGACCCGGCTTGGTGCAAGTGCATTCCCCCGCCGTGCCCGTAAGCTTAGGTGGTGTCCATCCCATCTTAATTAACTCATCTCTTAGGTGGCTTTCCGATTTCTGGCAAAGCTCTCGATACATCTGTTTTGTAAGGTCTATAACCCTGTCAGTCCAATCAACCTTGATGGTGTTTTTGCTCATTGCTTCACCTTCTCGTAAAAGATTAATGCCTTGCCAGGGGTAAATTGCCACGGATCTTGAGCCGTGGGGCATCGTTCCCACCGGATGTGTGTTACCACCGTCACCCCCACCAGTCGGCGGCAGTTAGTTACCTCCCAGTAGTGAGTTACTGTCGTATCGCTATCCAAATACCAACAATGAATTTCAGTAGTTGTATCCATCACCCCTACCACGCTGTCCTGCAAGGCCGTTAGATGCTCGGCATTGTCAAACGATACGACTGCATGGTCGGCGGCGTTGGCGTTACTGCATCGACCCATTATCAGAAAACCAAGCATTATCCCCAGTGTAAAAAACAATATTCCCTTTTCCCTACTACTCCACATTTTATCACTTCTCCTTTCCTGCGTCGAGGGCTTGGCGGGCATCTACAAAGTTACGTCTAATTAGTCCGCCCAAAAATATTCCCCAACAAGCGTTTTCCATAATGTCATATGTTGGCGCAAACGGTTCCAACGCACCCCGCAGCCGCTCGATCTCGGCGGTCTGGTCTCTAATCTGCTCTTTTTTCTTTACGGCATATTTTTCAAGATAGCGCACCGCCTCTCGCTGGCTAACGGGGTGTTGATTAGTCCAGCTTTCTATAATCTGGAACCATGTTTTTTCGTGATCGTCATACTCAGCCTTTTGAATCTTGATAGAAATCTCCAACTCCTCGATCCACTTATAGTTTTCCTCGTTTGTCTTATCCAAATCAAGCATCATTTTCTTGAAGGTAGCAAGATCCTCTTTGCATTCCTCGATCCGCTTCTCGAGCTTTTCGTTTTCCTTGACCAACCAGCCCTGTCGATATTTCTCCAATTCCTTGCGGTCGGCGGTGATGGTGTCGAGGAAACGGCCAAAGGCTTTTCGGGTAAACCGAAACCCCGACGCATGGTCATAGCCATCAAATTCCTTTTGAAGTATCACTATCTGCTCATCCGTAAACGGTTCAGCCATTAGAGCCTCCTACTTCAATCCAACCCACGGCGGTGGGTGTGGATCTCGTGAATAAATTTCCCTTTGAAACTCGACACCACAACATCCACAGGTCTTCGCCCATATACTTTCCTCAACTTTAATCATTTTCCCCGGTGCTATCTTAAAAGCATTAGGGCATACAACGGGATAGCCGTTCACAAAAATAGGATCATGCCCAATGGGACGATGGTCAATTACTCTACACCGAAGTCCCATTATCCCTCCTTGCAGGCGTTTTTGGCGAGTTTGATTTTCTCTCGACAGCCTGAACAATCCGAGCCACAATCATCAACGGAATCCATCTCCCCTATCTCCCGCAACACCTCCCGTGCTTCGACAAGGCGGTCTCGAAGTAGTAAGGCTGTTTCATCATCCTGGTATGTCATCTTGAGCCGTTCCCTGCTTTCGGCGGCTTTCAATGCAAACTTCTCGTCATCTCGTAGCACTTCAGCATCGGTCGGTCTGGCGCTCATCGGTTTCCCTTGAGACACACAATCAGGTATATCAACGCCAAGAACATTTCTTTGAACTCAGATTCCCAGTCAATCTTCATCCTTCGCTCCTCCCGCCGATGCGGGGGTTAAGGTTTCTCCAAATCTTTATGACTACCCGGGACAAACCCTCTCATGGTTGCCTGCCATAATTTATTAGCTTCCCTCAATTCCTCATTCTCATCCGCCAGCCGGAGCAAGTCGTCTTTGATGGAAAGCAGATCCTTAATCGGCACCTGAAATCGAGCATCGGGGTTCATCGGGGTCGTATGGGGTTTAATCCAAATAATTGGCTTAATCCATTTCGCCATCGTCTCCGACACCGCCTTGAGCCGGTCGAGATCTAATTCTTTAGACATTACCTTCCTCCAATATTTTGCCGAGCTTAATCGTCCATGTCCCACCCACACAAAAACTCCCCTTAAATTCAACCACTATAAACGGTCTATCCTTGCCGTAACCATTGACAAATCGAATCACATCGTAGTTTCTATTTTCTAATCTCGAATCCCAATATGGTGATTCATCCCGGTACTCTTCCATCTTTTCCCCCGACCGAATCTTATCAAACCATTTACGATGTAACGTCAGGTGAAGCGTCTTCGGCATCTCACTCTCCTCCCACGCCCTTCAGCGCCGCATCCCAGGCGCAGTCGGGTTTGCAAGGGGGATATTTATCTTCAGAATGCCATACGGGAGAAGCCTTGCATTCCTTACATCGATGAACCCCCATACCCAATGAATCAAATTGATGCTTCTCCATCAGCACCCGCCGTTGCTCGGATAGCTCACGGCAGGCGGCGAGTTCGGCAACGAGCCTTTCGAGTCCACTTGTATCCAGAGCCTTATGAACACAAGCGTATCCCATCAGTGCGACATAATCTTCCCACTGGCTTTTCGTCAGCCATTTCTTCACGTTCATGTGGCCTCCTTGATGGTAATCTCAAATATTTCTGTGATCTCTACAATCGGGCCACACGATTTGACGTGCAAGGGTAGCATTTCATGTAGCTCCCTTCTGTTTTCCGGCTCCATCGGAAATATCTGACAGTCGGAGGAAATTGAATCACGTTTTACTCTTAACGCACACTGAAGTAATTCCGTCCCGTTAAGAATTGTAATTAAATAACAAATGTGCTCCCCCATCATTCACCCCCGTCGGTGTCGGGGAGTTCTTCACGGCGGAGAATCCAACGACTCTCGCCACATATCAACTGTCCCGCCATTTGAAAAGCTCCGTTGATTGGATCGAAATACCACTCCCCCTTATCCGGTGGGCGGTATTCGCCCGTCCAGTGATAGATTATCACGTGACCTCCTCTTTATCCCCGCTCGGCGGGATGGTGGGTCGAAGCGGCCCACCTCTACGCTTGTCGTGCAACCATACTTTCGGTGCCCCAAGATATTGAGGATCCTTATTTTCCATCAACGCTTCACAGAAGATCATCCCGTTTGCCATGCCGTGCATATAGGGATCATAATTCCAATTCCCGTTGGAGCATTGAACGCCAACCATCTCTTTGAGTTTTTCAAGTCTTTCTTCCAACTTCATCGCTACACTCCTTGACCGTATGGTCTTTGTTAAAGTTCAAACAGCCACAGGTGGATCGCCAGGGCGCCGGGGATGGCGTTGTCTTTTTCTCTCGGCTCCCAAATCATTGATACCATGCGATCGTGTATGTTTTTCAATAGATTGTCCTCATCACATATACATCCTAATCCAATAAAAACCGGACACCGACTACAATCCGTGACTTTATGAAAGTCGTAACTCACTTTTACGATACTGCCATATTTCTTACAGAATAGACAGTTTTGTGCCCCATTGGCAAATAACCTTGCACTCTCCCCCTCCAGCAACTTCAGTATCTCCCCCTCCAGCCGTTTCTGCGTTAAACGTGCTGCGTGGGTCATGACGCCTCCTATCCGCAAATTCCATCATATGCTATCAAGGTCATAATGAATAACCCTGTCAACACAACCAGTGTGATAAAAATTACCTTTACTACCATGCCTATTTTTTCAATCACTTCCCTCACTCGATATGGAAGTAAGCCCCACAGGTCTCCAATCCATATGGATATAAAACATCCGCCCACTATCAATACTGCCAATCCAATAATCACCCCCACACCAGTAATCAATAGCCCCCAGATTAAATCCATGTTACAAATCCATTCAAACATTTCTTCACTCCTTTTTTACAGGTTCGGGTGGGGTTTCATCAATGCTCTTGCCAGGTTTTGCCATCCCAGTCGAACCACTTGCGTTCTTCTCTGATGAAGCAAGCGAGTCGGGGGAAGTGGTAAGGTGGTAAATGCGGACGATCCCATTCCTGCTTGGCACGGTTAATATATTGTCTCGTTCCAGCCTTGACTTGCACCCAGAGAGAATGTGGTTGTTCATCTCCGAGATAGAGACAGGTAAGGTCATGAGGCCCAAGACTCGATCCCGCTCTCTCAACAACGTATCCCTCTGATCGTAAGATATTGGCATACTCTCTCTCCTTTACTGAACCAAACCGTTTATTCTTTACTCCACCCCTACCCAAAACCCCCCCCATGTCATATTGGCAGAACGTGATCCTATTAAGTATATATACTTAATAGGACAGCTAATCATTTCGCCTCCATCTGCACTATCAGCAACACCAAGTAGCCGATTAAATCCCTGACCGTATCCCAGTAGTCCTCACCCTGCACAGCAAGCAGGTCACCACGAGCTATGCGGCTCAGTTTGTCATCAATGCGAACTGCTATCTGATCGGTTGCGTCGATACGGCTGAAGATGTGTAACGGGTCTAATGCTGAGTTGCCATAGCCCTTGTTCTTGGCGATCAACATAGCCTTGAGATCGTCGCAGACTTTCTCAATGAGTTTTTGCGTGTCGGTCATCTTCCGTCCCCTGGATATAAAACATCTTCCCTGTTAAGGGATTTTTTCCCATAACAAAGTCTTTCATAAACCAAAACATAGGTAGAGCAGTTAAGGGCAATGGTGTATAGTGATCGGGTGCGGTAGTTAAAGTATATTGCCCTCTTTAACTGGGGGCACGATGGATCATTAACTAATAGGGTATCTACACCACTGTAATAAACTGATGGCACCCACCAATAATGACAATACAAACTATCGGTATAGATAACGACTTTTGTTTTCCAGTATGTCGGCACACATTCTGTTTCTGTTGTGACATGAGGGTGGAGTAAAGAATAAACAGTCGGTGTCTTACATGCTAAAATTAGGATTATTATCACAATTGCTAACTTTTTCATCCACGTTCTCCTTTCTCCGAATAGTCGTTAACCATTTATTACGATAAACCCGAAACTGAATTGTATCTGGATTATCAGGGGACATACGGTATTCTCCATCGTGGACAAGACTACAATCGCAACATGTAAGTTTAAACTCTTTCGTTAGATCAAACCATTCGCCATCTTTAATGTTGTGAAACATCCACGTCCTCCTTTCATGCGGGCGATTGCCCTTTCAGCATTTTTATCAAAGTGTCAGCCAGTCCATATCCGTATTTTTGATCTAACATTTTCTCGAAACGATTGTTATATGCCTTAGAATCCGCAAGGTTAACATCCGACCAGAGACGACGACCACGAAGTTCTTTGCGGACAGCACCCATAAAATCTTTATCCTCAATCCAATCACCGGTCTTATGAATTGCAGTGATAGCATCCCCGACATTACCAGCCCACTTGAGAATCTTACCTGCCTGTCCACCGGAACATTTCAAATCGAGAATTTTGTCGACAGTTTCAATAATCCACCGGATCTTGTCTCTGTAAGTTCCGTCTGCAATTTTGGCCGGTCTACTGACCGGATTAAGATTAATATCTGAAGATGAAGTAGAAGATGAAGATGAAGTAGAAGAAGGGGGAGTTATTTTCTTGTTATTTTCCATGTTCCCCACGCCACTTTCTTTGCCGTAACCTATTGGATTCCTTGTCCCTATGATCTCGATACATCCGTCTGTTAGTGACCGTTATATTTTCGCTACACACCGTTACGTCCCCGATTTTCTCATTCATTATGTAAACTAAAAGCTCTTTCGCTTTCGCAGTATCCACCCTTAATATTCTTGCCCACTGGTCAGCCGTTCTTGTCATCTGTCCCCTTATTGATGAATGCCATAGTTTACACATTATCAAGATCCAAGCACCCACGATTTCAAGCGGGTGATCTTCCATGTCTCTCGTGAAATCATTTACATACAACTGGATCGCTGGTGCTCTTGCCAACCGTCCCCCTTCTGCGTTTTGTGGATAGGTCACGAGTGATTGAGCTAACGTAACTTTTCGATACCGAAAAGTCGTATGCAATTGCTTCCACTATTTCTCCCCTTGCTCGCCTTTCTCGGATTTTACCAATATCATCATCGGTAATCTTACCTGTCTTGCCACTACCACGCCCGGCCTGAATGATTCTCTGGCAGTATGGACACTTCATGCCTTCCCGCTTCTCCTTGTCTTGTATGGATGCCCATACTCTCGTTGCGTGAACGATGCACGAGGATTGTCATACCGCCAGCCGTGGGGTGGCCGCTCCTCCACGCCCATGCGCCGGAGCTTGGCGACTTCGCTTGTTTGCGTGATATGTATCAAGATCAAGGTTTCCCCTCCCTTTATTCACCCGCCCAGCCGGGTTGGTTTTGACCGGACGGGTTGTTGGTTTACAAGAGTAACTGCGACAGTTTCAATCCATCGACCACGCTCCCTTCTATGTGGTTGTCCTGAAATCACAATGATTCCCCCTCCAAAAGTTTAGTGTTATCTTGTTCTTTCTTGATTTGGTGGTTCACAGGTATCCCCGGCGATAGACCCCAAGCCCGAACCGCTCGGTCCACGTGCCCCGCAGTCTGCGGATGTTTCAACAATACCACCTACAATATGCTTATTGACTGCATCTTTTAAAAATTGCTCTTCGGTTTCATTGGGGTTATCGATGTAGGCACCCAGCTTTTCAAGCATTTCCTCCTTACTGGTGAACACCACTTCTTGACATCCCACATGACATTTCCAGCCGTTCAAGACTGGTGTGATTTTGATTCCTCTCATTTCATTCTCCTCTCATTTATTGACCGGCGGCAGAATTTCTATTTGCTTCACCCCACATCTTTCAGTGACGTGTGTTTCGTTATTGAGACTATCTAAATCTCAATCATTTCCGCCGACCGATCTATTCTGTTTTATGCGCCCCAAAGAAAATACCGAAATCAAGCCAGTTATCAGTTAGTGTATTACCTATTGCATAAACTTTCCCATAGTCAGCTTTAACCCTTATGTATGTGCCAGGCAGGTCTTCCCATTTCTCAACACCGACGCTTTTCAATATGAGGAGGATTAAATCGATACCGAACGGTGCCCCGATCCGTTCCTTTAGCACTTCCGACCATTCATCAAGGGCATAACCGCCTGCGCCTTGCCCCGAACCACCATAATCAAGATGCAGATAAAAGGTCATTATGCCATGATCTTCTATTCCCAACATTGTCGATTTTATTTTAGCGTTCTTGACTTCCATAACTCTCCTCTCATTTATTGACCGGCGGCAAGGATTTGCACCTTGCATGAGCATTTATTAGTGTCGGGGGGCCACTCCCGATATGGCTCTCGTTCTCACGTTTAATGACAAGTCACGCCTTCCTGTCCGTTACATCTACCTTCTGATGCCACGCCGATCATATTCTGTTTTCATCCCTACGGATGACCCGTAGGGGTCAATTTAAGCTGCCTCCGCCTTTTCTTTTTCCTGAATAATCTCTGCTTTCAAAAGGTGTGCGGCCTCCTTCGATACCTCAACCAACTTTTCGGCGACGATAGGAAAAATTCCCTCGATCTGTTCTGATGTAAGACTTAATTCGATCTTACTTTTACAATCGTCGTCCTTATATTCGATTGTCCCCTTCCAGTGCTCTGGCTTGGGATAAGTCGAACGATAGATGTTTAGTGATTCGAGTTTCATTGTTTTCTCCTTCTGTTATTCTGTTTTCAATCACCGGGGCCGATGAAAGCCTGTAAAAACGACCCCGGCATTCCAACGAGAACAATTCCGTTGGGGAATTAGTCAAATTCTGGATCGTCGTCATCGTCCTTCTTCTCGCTCCTGCCCATCAGTTGCAGTCTGCGGACGACGACCTCCGACCAATACTTCTTCTTCCCTTCTTTATCCTCGTATGAACGGTTGTCGATCCGGCCTTCGATATAGACCGGATTGCCCTTTTTGAGATACTTGTAGGCGACATTCCCGACCTTATCCCAACACACGATATTGTGCCAACAGGTGTTTTCTTGGAGGATGCCTTCCTTGTTCTTCCACTTCTCCGTTGTTGCCAACGAAAACGTCACCTTATCCGTGCCCTTGACGTTCTCAAGACTGGGATCGTGGCCGAGATGACCGATGAGTATCACGAGATTTACGTTTGGCATTAAGAGGCCTCCTGTAATTTTTGTTGATTGTATAGCTGAACCTGATTTTTTAAGCCTTCGACGTAGGTAATCAAATCTTCGACGGGGCATTTACTCAGATCGTCGGTTGTGAGGGCTGTTATTCTGGTAGAACTGATTTGATCGTCGTCCTGCCAACCGGAAATTTTCAGAGATGTGCATTTTTTCTCGCCCTTCTTAACTCGCCTGATGGTGTCCTGTTTCTTTTTTTCGTCGGCATCGGTTGTCAACTTGTCTTCTAATTGTTGGTTGTTTTCCTCTAACTGTTCTGTTGGGGTAGAGCGTTCAGCGATAGTTCCGGTAGATCCGTTTTGAGCAAAGGGTAATATGTGCTGCTCGTAGGTTATATTCTCGAAGGTTTGTCCCACGAGTGCCGCAAGCTCTTTGTCGTGCCGACTGGTGCGTGCCCCGTCGATGGTTCCATAGTATTTACCATCCTTCTTAAAGGTTTTAATGATAATATCCATTTCGTAAAGGAATCCCTTTTCGGCCTGTGCCCCCCAGTTTTCCTTGTTGATTGTGCCATCGCCAGACTTTAAATCCATTTCGTAGGATATTCGGCTTGTGACAATGGTTGGAATGTGGGAGCATTTTATCAGGTGGATAAACTGTCTCCACGGACGCTTGATTGTATTCCACATGAAAATTGGAATTTGTTTGTCACCGTATTTATCCCCCCAGTGGTCAAGCCATGACTTATAGGGAATTGTTATTCCATCAACGGCTATAAGCCCCGGTTTTTGCTTGACCGCTTTCCCGTAGGCTTCCAGTAGATCGCCGAAGGTGTCAATAAGATAACATGGTGTTTTGGGATCTCGCATGAGTCCCGTTCCATCTTCCGAGTCGATGATAATGCCATTATGCCTTGCACATGCTTCTGATATGATGGTAGATTTACTGGATTTTTCTTCTCCAACCAATGCACATCTAAGGGTTTTATGGCTGATGCCTGTTACTAATTCAACGGTCATTTCCTTACTCCTTTCTTCTTTGCGATTGCACTCAATCCACGCTCGTAATGCGATATGTTGTAAGCGTCTGCATCGGTCAGGTTACATTTCTGTGCTTCACGAAGCTCGGCTATCGCCGCATTGACGTGTTTCATGGCCTCGGCTGATGTTTTCTTAGCCATCAATATTCCCCCTTTTTGCCCGTCGCAATTTCGGCTAACATAGCAACATAGTCGTGACAATTTTTTTCTTGTGGACAACCCTCACAATTTCCAGGGTGTTTAGATTTCCAATCTACGCACCAATTGGAACTTACCATTGCAGGTTTATTACCCATTGCAAGCCATGCCTTATTTATATCTGCGAAAATTTTAGCCATCCATACCCTCCATGATAATTCTCCCGCAGGTTTCACACCACTCGAATGTCTCATCGCCACCAAGCGAGGTGGTATCACGGGTGGTCAACGGGTCACCACAGTAGGGGCAATCTTTAGGTTTTTTTGCAGCGCAAACATGATGGGTGTAATTGGGTTTACCACAAAGAGGACAGGTTTTGATTTTGCCATTAATCATCACCCACCTGCCTTTTTGTGGGCGGCCAGGGCTTTCTTCCACTCTGATAAACCACAATCCACATCGAAATCTTCTTGGGTCATTTGTTTTCCTGCTAATGTGTCCTCCCACGTAGCGAGAAACTCAGCCATTTTATTCCCCGCCTCCACCAACGCATCGGGGGCGGGAATGCCATGAGTCATTGCCTTTTTCATAATCTGTAATGGCTCGTGTGCATCCGCAATGCGGGTTAACTGGCGGGCGATGTCGGCCATTACAATGCAATCTGTTGCCTTATCCCACCTATCATCTCTATACTTGGCATCGTAGGTCTGATACTCCTTTTCATTCATCGTAAACCTCCACGTAATTAACCGGCCTCGGCAGGGCGTCATAGATGCACTTCATGCCCTCCAGTATGGCACGGTCGATTTCGATCTGCCGATCCCGTAGCCAACTTATCCTTCCCGCAAGCTGTTCATTTTCTACTTGTAGCTGTTCGCTTTTCTCGATGAAGAACCACGAGACTAAAAGTAGGATTGCAATGATACCTATGAAGGTGACCACGCATTCCTTCGTCAGCACTCGGTTCCATATCCAGTTCATCACCATGACCACATCCAGCTTAGGAAGATAGCAACGGCAACTGCCAGACCTGCTATGAAACCGATAACACCGCCGATAATCCATTCGCCATAGAATCTCATTTACCCTCCTGACCCTTTTCCATTTTAGCCAGACACTCTTCGCAATAGCGACTCCATTTTGTCCTGAATGGTTTACCGCATTTAATACAGTATTTCATGCTAACTCCTTTCCCATTGCATCCCAATCCGGGTCAAGATACATTGCTTTGCATTTATCGCAAACACCGATGAGGCTGCCCTTGTCCCATTTCTCCACAACTGATTCGGTTGCCTTGCAATGCACGCAGTTGTAAGCCCGCACGAGCACATCGGCGTTGGCGAGACGTTCAAGGTGATCGTCGAGGGATTGCATTAGACCCCCTGGTGAACTTCTTCGGATACCATTTCTGCAGTAGCATCAACGGCCATGACATCCATTTCGGGCATTTCAATGTGGCGGATAAGGGTAAGTTTGTTTTGGTCAAACCATGTTATATGTGAAGTGTGACTGCTAAATGGCACAATCGGTTGTAGACAAATGAACCGTGGTTCTCCAGTATAGCAAAAACCGTGAAAGCCAACTACGAGGGCGGTTCCCACATAGTCACCATCCTCGACTTTTACCAGATTGCCCACTTTGAAATTTAACTCTTGGCGTTCCATCTCTAATTCCTCCGATCCATGTTAAAGCAATCCTGCAAAATGCGGATGAGCATATAATCCGTCTGATCTGCGGGATTGAGCATTATGTGCTTGACTTTTGGTTCTTGAGAACGTAGCTTTTTCTTGCTCATTGTTAAATTCCTTGCTAAAGGGTGAGCGTTTCCATGCCCCGCCGTCCGCACAGACGACGAGGCGGTTTATTTTTCTACTTGGATTTTCCCGCCGTCAAATTTAAACCCAGCGGCTTCTAAGGTTTTTTGATCGTCTCGTCTAAGGGTCATCCTGTTCATTGTGCCGGACTGCGAAATCCACGCAATCTGAAAATCTTCGCCATCTACCCTAACATTGATTTTTGTGCAAGTTCCATCTTTACCTGTCAGAAAAACATATACTGTTTCTTTTGGTTGAGATTCTTTTAACGGTTTTATTATCATTTGTTCACCTCCTCTCAATATTAAAAGGAACGGCCACCTTCACAATGACCGTCCCTCCGCTTCGTTGCCCACGGGAATTGTAGCAGTGTTGTCCGGGCGGGAATTATGGTTGGCATAAGGGGGGAAATTACCTTTCATGTCCTCTTTCGCTACCTTGCGATCAGCTAACAGCACCTTCACAGCTGTCGATAGCGTGATCGGGTAGTTGATGCCGTGATCATCCTTGCCTTGTTGGGTTGCCTGAATCATGTTCCATATCTCTTTATCTACCGGCTTTGCCAGATTTAGGTTGACCATGATAGTCTGCGGTATTTTGCCTGTTGGTTGTTTCATGTTGCTTTATTATTGTTCCCCTCTCCATTCTGCATGCATCGGACAACTTGGATCTGCTATCCGACGCTTTATGATTTGGGGTTGCACATAACTACAGGTGCATTCGGAATCAGCAGTGGCGGGGTAAAGAGCACTTATTAGTTCGCCCAATAGGGTCTGAACCCCGTTGTTAAATTTTGACATTGCTTGCGTTTTCTGGAACCTACTCATTTTTTCTCCTTTATTTTTTTCTCATTATTCTCTATCGGCAATAAATGGTGTGGCTTGATCTTTGTCAACAATAAAATGCATCCACCAAAAGAAAAAACAGCCTACTTTACATTTGGTGAAAATAATCCTTGCACCATATCTGTGCATTGTGTTATTATTCGTAACAGTATGAACATCGAAGACCGCACCGAGTTCTGGGATCTGATCGGCAAGATCTCTGAGGATCTGGACGATACTGACCACCAGATTATCTGGCTGATCGGTGGTGGCGAAAGCCAGACCCAAATAGCCGAATTACTTGGAATACATAGAAATACGATAAAGAAACGTCTCAATCGAATGAGAAAACTTATAAGGAGGTTAGAAATCGGTGTGCAATTTTAAAAAGGCTGGTTTACTATTACTTATGGAGGGACGTAACGAGCCGTTCCCCACGATCATAGCTGGTCATAAGCCTAAGATGGCCGAGCTTGTCCGCTACTGCAATAAACCATATTATGAGGATGCTATTCAGGAACTTCTTTACTGGCTTCTATGGCTTGAGAAATACTATGAAAAAAGTGAAGTTTGAAATTGCTGCATTTTTAGAGGATCGCTTCGGTCGGTTTGAAGACTTGGAGCGCAGTCATGGTATGACGGCCTACAATACCTGTTGCCCCAGGTGTAACGGCACCCTTTATCGTAAGGTTGACGAGAAGCTTCGCAAGTGCAAGAATTGTCTTTTTGTATGGAAGTTGGAGCAGAGTAGATATAGGTCGGACGATGATTGGAAGCTGGAGCTTATCCAGGCTGGCCCATTGGCCGGTTATCTAAAGTATAATGTCAGGCCGTCTATGTATGTTGATGCAAGCGGAAAGATTAATACCAATATCAATTATGACAACAAGCTTTAACATTCCAGCCATGCCACACTATGCGAAACTTGTAAGTCGTTTGCCGACAGGCTTGTATGGAGGTTGGAAAGTAAACACCTTATGACAATTATAAGCGAAACCCACTATTCTGTTGTGTGTTACGCTAATTTGTGTCATTTGCTAACGAAACAGATTTCGTAGGCAAGGATTTGCACATAAGAAAAGCCCGACCTCGGATGGCCGGGCAAGCAAGGGACTTTTAGGGTATGAACTGTTCAATAAATGCTGTGCTGGCTTCCGATCCGAGTTTGCCGTCTTTGTCGAGATCCCATAGGTCGTAGCCCTGTATCTCATCGTTTTCGGCTTTTACTTGAATCTCTTTCCCAAAATAACCATCGAGCGCCTTTTCAAATATCCACTCGTCAAACCATTCGGGATTATCTGACCAAAAGCTCATCTTACACGCCCTCCCCCGCTTTAATTGCGGATTGTCTTTGACAATTATCGTCGTGTCCTAAAAGTTTCGTCCCTCCACACCAGGGGCATACTTCGATCATAGAATCCTGTATCCACACAAATTCTACAGCCTTACACGCCGCCAGCAGTGCGGCCTTCCGGATGCGTTCTTGAGCTAAAAGATAAACGAATCTCTTCGCTGCCTGTGTCATTTGCGGTAGGCTCAGGTTGAAACCCTCGATTTCCTCTGGTGTTAATTGAGCCATAACCTGTTCACCGGTTAAATCAAATGCCTTGTTCCTTTCCATAGCGTTCACTCTCCCCTGGCTTTGCGGATTGCGGTTAATGCTTTTACGATACCAGTGTTTTCAGTGCTAACCGTTTCCCAGTTTTTGGGATCTACGGTTGCTTTGATTTGAGCTAATAGGTTTTCACAAACCTCCAGCATCTCAGGTGCGGCGGCGATTAAACGGGCGTGATCGTGATCTTTAGCTATTGATCTTACCCCACCAGCGTGAACGACTGCGATAGGATCGCCAATACTGTCGTTTATTTCGACATATTCATCGTCTGAGGGGTCAAAATTCACCTGCCATGTTTCGTCCGGCGTATGCCCTGCGGGTCTTGACTTAGCGGTCATTGCGCCTCCTTTGATAGGTATCTCATTAGCCCGGCGAAACAGTTTACACAAAGTTGATACTCGGTTTCGTCCATGTTGCCCCCTGGCTCAAATGTTTGGACAAAAACAGTCGATTCGGCATCTGGCGGTTTAGCCCCGCATCTTGGACATTTATTTTCGTCCAAACAATTACTTTGATCTTTCTCACTCATTGCTTGCGCTCCGGTTAGAGGGTTAAGATGCCGGTTTCCATTCCATAATACGGTAAACGTCGATCCAGCGACCAGCAATAATGTAACCTTTGTGTTTGACTTTGCCACTTTTAGTATCGCAATACATTTTGTTGGCATGTTGCCGGTCGAAGAACTCTAACAGTTCTTTTCTGGGTGATTTCTTAATATGGTATTTATCTCCATATTGGTCAATCCCCAAGTAGCCCAATTGTTTTGGATTTTCGCTCATGCGTTCCCCTTGCTAAAAGGTTTAATTGGTAGCTTTTACAAGATCACTCTTTGCGATAAATTGTGAGGGCATACCTTCAATTTGGATTTCAAGATAAAATCGAGTGTTGTTGATAATTTTTAGATGCCCGTCGGGTTTACTGGCCGAACCCGGTTGAATTGGTTCGGTTAAGAATACTGGAATTTCAAAGATTGTTTTCATTGCGTCCCCTTGCTAAAGGTTAGGATTTGATGTTTTTCAATACTGATTTAATGGCCTCTTCTGCCGTTAAGACACTCTTGAAATATCGCTTGTCGTTGATATAAACATACCAGCCGATAGGGTTTCCAAGTGATGTCCGGCGTTTTACTCGATAGGATTTGCCATCTAATTCGATTTTCATTGCATCCCCTTGCTAAAGTTATCGTTTCCCTTGCCTGATCATATACAGAATAATAAAGTTGGTAATAATACCACCAACCAGCAAAGCCCAAAGAATGTAAGTCCAATTCATTGTGTCTCCTTATTTAATGATTGCAACTCTGGCCTTTAAGGAGTTCTCCTATTCCCTCTCCCCTGACGATAGTTTCAGTATATTTACCGCAAACTGGGCAGTATTCGCAGGCCACAAAGACTCTGGACATATACTGGTTTTCAGGTTGCAGGGATGGTTTTCCCCCGACTAATTCGGATCGTTTAATGTGGCGTTCTTCGATTTGCATTTCAACTCTCCTTGCTATTGGTTCTCTTGCCTGTCCTTAATATCGGCAATTAAATTGCAAAAGTCAAGTAAAAAATGAAAATAAATAAAGAAATATGATAAAAAGTAGCCTGCCAATAGCCAAATATCAGCCAAAGTTGACATTATGAGCGCAAAAGATATAGCTCCATATAAAGGTAAACGTAAGGCCTTACTCTTAACGCTTGCCGATCCTGAGAATATAGGTCTGGATGTGCTTGCAATATGTGCAAAAGCTGGATTGTCAAGAGAATCTTACTATAAATATACAAAAGACCCAATATTCCAAAATGCTTTAAAGGAATTGTCAATCAACATTTACGTGCGCCACCTGCCGCAGTCTGTCAATCGTGTCATTAAGAAGGCAAAGTCTGGTGATATGGGCGCTAACAGGCTCATGCACGAGTCAACGGGCATGATAAGCAAGGGCACCAACCAGTCCGTCAACGTGGCCGTGCATGACACACCACCTGCCACCATGCGTATCGACACACCCGAACAGCTTGAACAGGCTATTGCACACTGCCAGGCTGAACTGGGCACGCTTAAGTCGCTCATGACCAACCTATGCGCCATGCGCACGTCCCCGCAAGGCCGCATCGCAGGGGATGGCATACATCCGCCCACAGACGCACCGCCGCATGGAGAAGGGTGAATATACCTAACACAGCTATATATAAGCGGTTTCAGGATTCTGGTGGCCGCTGGGTAACATTTACGGAGGATGGTCGGGACTACGGCGATCATTTTTCGGGTTATGACGACGATGATTGTCTTCCAAGGTTCTGCCCCCGATGTGGTTGCCCGATTGACCACCATAAAGATGACTAACACAGCTACATACAATGCCTTGGAGGATTTATGATTAAGTGGTTTGTCACCCTATTGGTGGTGGCTGTATTTGCTTCTACATCTTGGGGTTATCGCGAGTTCAAGGTGCCAAAGAAGGCATTTCGCAAGGTGACCATCGAGTATTTCAGCAATGCTGAGCAGAAGACCTCGCCAGATTCGACGGTGACTATCTTCTACGACAAGGATGATATAGAGATGCACCGTGAGGTCGTGAAGGGTTGCGGAAATGTGCTTGGGGGCATAGATTCTTTGTTGAGTGCCGTTCTTAGGGATGTATGGGATTGTGATACCACCGGAACTACCAATGTTACTTGGGGTTCGATTACTCCTATTGCAATTGGACGGAGCGAGCTTGCCGACTCGACGATAACGCCCATTCCAATTGACGAAGATTGGGGTTGGTAACCCTGCCCAAAATAGTGCTTGACATTAGAGCAGTATGTGGCGTATAATACAGTGTGATGGAAGATAACGGGATAACAGACGAAGAAATCTTCGAGGCTATGTTGGCTAACGATACGGATGTAAAGATGCCTCCCGTGAAAGAGTTTAAGGTTTTTCTTAAATTCAAGGTTGAGCGAGGTTTCCCCTCGTCGGCGGATTAGGTTGCTGGCATGAGTGAATTGAGCCACAATTTCCCTTACTGGGTGTCAATGCGGGCTGTTGCAGATCTTGATCGCCTAATGTGGACTGAGTGGTATTCTTGGTGGTGCCGTGAGATGTCGGACATCTGGGCGGACTGATGAATAAACCGAGTTTTGATTTTTGGGATTGGTTTTTGGATAAGGTGATTGGTGCCGCTGTATTATTGTATTTCTTGGTTTTCTTTTGGTTAATGATGATTAACGGGGCACGGTGACCCCTAAGACCGAGTCACGCATGCTGGTTACGGCGTTTTGGGTGTTTGTGGTCGGATTGATTGGGTGGTTCCTGTGGGTATCGGGCATCTTGGGAGGTTTATTTGGACAGTAAATCGTCTGACGAGGCTCTAAGCGGCCTTCTCGACCTTCCTGACCGCTATCTCTGGACATCCGTTGGCATCTGCCCGATTCCGGGTTGTGGGGCAACGGTGACGCACTCGTTATGGGGTGATATTGTGAATTATATGTGCAGTCATTGCTTTTATTTTTGGTCTGAGCCGACGAAAACGGGGGTTTATGCCGAAGTTCACAGTTGAGAAGATAGTTGCAACTTCATACAAGCAAGAGGTCGAGGCCAAAAACATGGGCGTAGCCCTAAACAAGGCGAAGAGGAAGAACGGGGCGTGGCAGTTGGACAATCAGAACGAAGAATATAATGTTACGCCCGATAATGTTGGCTCCATAGGATTTGGGAGGTAGTTTATGCCGAAGGGATATGAGCATTTCGACCCCGCCAAGAAGTATGCCCACTGGTCGGTTTGGGAACCGTCTGATTCGGGACGACAAAAGATGAAACGGGCGATGGAAAATGTGATTCCGCCGGAATATCGCAAGAATGTTCGTTGGATAGAGAAAACACGTGACCCTACTGGGGCAGGTCATCCATTTTGGGCAGATACGATTGGGTGGGTATATGCGCCTACCCCCTAACTACTACTCCCCTACCTGTTACTGGGCGCACATGGTCACTTTCCGGTGCAACGGCAACTGCTGCTTCTGTATCCTGAACGGGCGTGGCAAGGCACCGATCCCACCGGAACTGCCCGGACATGAAATACTGGACTGGTGGAACGGTCTCGATCATCCGAAAGGCCAAAGGCTATCGCTTATCGGCGGCGAACCGCTGTTCCACAAGGACATTCTGGAGATCGTGGCGGGTCTTGAGAACTACAACCTGACGATCACTACGAATTGCACTAAACCCTGTTACGAGTTGACCCCCCACCCGACCTCGACATTGCGGATAAACACGTCATATCACCCGCACCTGATCTCGGCGGACAATTATATCAAGGCCATCGAGGGTTATCAGCGTGCCGGTCATCACGTCGATCAGATTGCTTACGTCAACTATCCGGGGATGGAGAAGAAATATGCTAAACAAATCAAAAAAGTCAGACGAGCTTTGGGCCGATTACGCAGAGTGCCCTACCTGGGATTTTGGAATCACGTGGAAGGGGTTAACGCAACACCTGATCCCATCACTATCGAGCCAAACGAAGGTTACCAAGACAAAGAAGCTGCCGCCCGTATCTGCGGATTGACCGACCTCGATGCCTACCGTGACATCTGCGGTGCGAGTGTGCCGAGACGTGTCGAGTGCATCCATCCATTCAAGTCGCTCATTATCGGGCCACAAGGCAATCACTATCATTGTCACTACAAACTGTATTATGACATAGATCCTGTATGCAACATTAAAGATTTTAAGCCGGTAGAGAAAGATACACCCGTAATACCTTATCTGTCTATGGTTGGGAGTATACAGACTAAGACCTGCGACTACTATGGCTTTTGTAACTGGTGTGACGTGCCGAGGGTTGGTTGCGTGAAGAACCCCACGGCGAGGGAGATCGTATGAAAGACAAAATGGAAACAACTCACTATTCATTCAAATTCAACGCAAGGTCATTCCGACCAGATTATCAACACATCAGGTTTTGTCCACCGCCATCGCTCATGTCACACCCAGATGACTTACCGTGGTTTATTAAACCCCTCGATTTTTTAGCAAGGAAGATTTCATCTTAGTATGGGAATCTAAGGCCGAGGCCGAGAGTGCCGAGTTCAAGGCAATTGCCGAACAGATCGGAAATCAAGAAAAGTTCAAGGCATGGGAATACCCGAAAGTATTTTTATGGTTAAAGAAATCGGGTGCTAAAAAGGTGATGGACTTCGGTTGTGGTTTTTCTCCCTTTCCGCAATTTCTCGCCAAACAGGGATTCGAGGTGTGGGGCGTGGACGACAATTCCCAGAATACTATGGGCGAGGTGGATAAGCATGGCTCGGTTAAGTATTATATCGGCAACATTCTCGATCTCGACGAAAAGTTTGATGCCATTATATCCTGTAGCGTTATAGAACATATCACGGAAGCCGATGTCGATCTGATTTTTCCGAAGATGCGGGAACTTCTCGGCGAAAACGGGAAGATGTGTCACGTTATTGACCACTATTTTCCAGAATACGGACAGCGAACACGGGTGAACTTCACGGAAATGGCGAAGAAGTTTGGTTTTGCGGTTGATGAGACGTTTTGTCCCGAACACCCCGACTTTGTTTCAAGGACAATGGATAAGATCGATTTTATGTATTACCCGCACAAGACGGGATTGTTCATAAAACCTGCCCGACGTGAGGCTCGCATTATGATAGGTGACGATGTATGAGCGTAACTTATGACATACGATGTAAGGGGTGCAAGCGTTATTTGTGGATAGGACAACGAGCATGGATTTACACTGGGGAAGAATACGTTAAGCGTCTAAGTCGGTTTCTTTTTATCCATCGGGGTCATAATTTAGTTTTCGAAGATGAGAATTGGCGTGACGAAGCCGGTTTTTATAATGACGACAATGGTAATAGTTGGATTGATTTCGAGAAAGAGGATACTCAGTATGGGCGGGCGTTTAATGAGGCGTTGAGAGCCGAAGAAGAAAGGTTGGACGACAAGGAAACGTGAAAACCCTGATCGTCTATCCACACGGGCTTGGTGATTGTATACTGGCAACACCGGCCATCCGGCAGTATAAGAAGCAGACGGGTGACTTTATTGGATTCGCAACGCTGGAACGGTTTCGGTCGGCGGAGTTGTTTAAGAACAACCCGTATGTGGATGAGGTGATATACACCAAGGATGCGTGGAACGATTTTGGGAGTTATTTAGAGGGAATCCAAAGTGTTAGGTATCATTGTGAGCTATATTGCAATGACAATGGCTATAATAGGGCAGTATTAATCAATCATTCCCCTACCGGCAATAAGATTCTCGATTGCTTTGCTGCACTGAAGATCCCCCATAATGACGATCTTCACACCGAAGTTCACTTAACCGACGAAGATCACGAGTGGGCGGAGAAGAAGATTCACGGGCGTGAGTTCGGGTTTATCCACTCCAAGACTGGCGTGGACAGTAAGGATCTGCCGAGACACTACGGCCAACGATGGATAAAAAGGGAATTTCCCGATCTCCCCCGTTTCGAGGTTGACATGGTGCATCCTATCACGCGGGGGTTTGCCCTACTCAAGCAGGCATCCGCAGTGGTCGTGACCGATTCGGTTTACTATCATGCTGCCGGTGCAATGGATGTGGACGTTGACCTTGCGTATTTCGCTCGTGGTATCAATGTCTACAATCGGGTGAAACCGTTGCATCCGGTGAATCAGAATATTGTGTATTTATTGGAGCCGGTGTGAAAATCGTCGGTAATAAGATTTATGATGTTTGCCCTACTTGTGGAAAGATTATTCGTATAAATAAAACAATATTGGGATCTCTTCATATATGCCCAGAATTGGTGGGTAGCCCACAGGATATAGAATATTATCAGCGAGTAGAGATTCCTCGTTTACGTAAGAAGTTGGAGGAATCATGAAAATCCTCGTAGTCGGCGTATTCAACGATAACTCCACGAACAACGGGATTGCCAATGGGTTCGAGAATGCAGGGCATGAGGTTCATCGGTATAATTATCGAGTTGCATCTCAGTCTTTGTCGATGGGAGATCAAGGGAGAGATAGAGACCTTTGTAGTGTTTTCCGTCAGGCCGATTTTAACCTTGTTGTTTTCTGCAAATGTAACGGTGTCGATGTCCGTGTTCTTAAAGAGTGTAAGACTAAAACCTTTCTCTGGTATATGGATCCCCTGAACGGCAACTACAATGACGAACTCAAAGAAAAGATCAAGGTTGCAGATTATGTAGGCGTTGCCAAGTGGGAAGTCTACCTTGAGGCTAAGAAGCTAAACCCGAACACGCATTTTCTGATTGAGGGTTTCGATCCCAAGTGGGATTATCCGATACCGTCCGAGACCAAACATGACATAACATTCATCGGCAATCCCTACGGTGATCGGGCGAAGTGGTTGGATGGTGTGACTATCCTATCCAACAAGTATAATACCGAACATGCTAAGGTGGTCGGGCAGTCGAGAATCAATATCAATCTTACGGGTGGTGGCGGGCCGAGTGATCGTGCCTATAAGATTCTGGCAGCGGGCGGGTTTTTATTGAGTGAGCGTTGGCCTGACGTTGAAAAATATGGATTAATGCCATATCGTTCTAAGCCATCTTTTCTATCTGAGATTGCCGACTATGTAGAATTTGATAATGTTGATGAAATGATAAATCGATGTAATTATTACTTACAATACAAAGACGAAAGAAATAAGATCGCCAAACACGGCTACCAGACCGTGCAGAAGTTCAGCCGTGATAATTTAGCGAAGCAGATCATAGATATTGTAAAATGAATCTCTTCCCCGGTGGAAGCCAATATGCCGGTCTACACAAAATAGACTTTGGTTTCAAACCGGGGGATAAAATACTGGATGTCGGGAGCGGGAATAAACCGTTTCCGGCAGCCACACATCTTATAGACATGCCCGACACCAACGCTCAGAGGCACAATCAAGCCCTGGTGGTTGGCGACAGAGAACTGATCGAGGGTGATGTTTGTAGGGTGTTACAATGTTTCTCTGATAATTATTTTGATTTTTGTTATAGTTCTCATACATTTGAACATATAAAAGATTTACCGCTTGCTCTTGATCTTATAAGCGCCAAGTGTAAGCGTGGGTTTTACGCTCTACCCGGATCGGATTTTGAGTTCTTTACCGCCCTGGATCGCTATGGGCATGTGAACCTCTGTCGGCAGATCGGGGATGTATTGCATATCACGAAACGACCGCCCAATACCGTGATAAATCGGTTGGGCGAACTCTACGAGAAAATAGCCACAACCGATATGGACGGTTTTCACCAGATGTGGGAAGAGGATTACAGGTTCATTTGGGAGATTCGGCATTATTGGGAAGGTCAAATCAAATATAAAGTTTATGGAAAACCAGAGGGGCTTTTTCCACAAGTAAAATATTTCCGTTAAGATAGAATGAAAAAACCTATAGAAATAACAATACCGAACTTATCGGTGCGTCTATCCGAGCAGCGAAAAGCCGAGGGGGTTTCTTGGTATGTGCCCCACGAGGGACAATTACCATTTCACGAATCTGTGGCTAAAATCCGAGCTATGTTCGGGGGTAACAGGTCGGGCAAGACTCACGCCGGGGGTGCCGAAACCGCCTTTACCGCCACACAAAGCCAGCGATACCGATCCCGACCATTCCGAAAAGACGTAAAGATTCTTGTCGGGTCTGAATCTAACGAATACAACCGTGATATAATTGTCCCCAAACTCCGCAAGCTGATTCCCCCCCCCCACATCATTAAGGAAACAAGAATCCAAAGAGGCTTTGTTGATTTCTGGAATCTCAAAGACGGCGGCATCATTAAGTTCAAAAACTATGAGCAGGAAGCGGATAAATGGGCTGGCGATGATTATGATCTGATCTGGTTGGACGAACAACCACCCCATGACATTTGGAAAGAGTGTCTATTAAGGGTTATCGACAGGAGTGGTTCTATTATTCTGACCATGACTCCCGTTAAGGGCATGACGTGGGTGTTTCAGGAGGTCTGGGAAAAGAACGGCATAGATGGAATAGAATGTTTCTCGATGGATATGGATGTCAATCCATACCTGGCACGGGCAGATAAAGACTTTGTGCTTGCGAATCTTACCGAAGAAGAAAAGAAGATTCGTAAAGAGGGTAGGTTTGTCGAACTTCACGGACTTGTTATTCCTCAATATAAAGAAAAGAATTACATAGAGCCGTTTGTTATTCCTTCGGACTGGCGAAGAATTGTTACCGTTGATCCCCATTTGGCAAAACCTACGGCGGTTCTCTGGGGTGCCATAGCCGAGTATCCATATAAGGGATATAACAAGGGTGATAAGTTTGCCTATAGAGAATTGATTAAAGAGGGAATAATACCGGATATTGTAGCCGCCATATTAGTTGCTAATGGTAGAGACAAGTTGTTTGCCCGCATTGGCGATCCCGCTCTTAACATGAAGGATAATATAACAGGCGTAAATCCTTTTGATGAATTTGCGGCTCACGGGTTTCCGTTGATCCCGGCCAACAAAAAGGTTGAGAGTGGCATTTATGCCATAAGAAGTCTTTTTGATCAAGTGCCACCCGCACTTTATGTGTTTCATACATGTCCTACGCTGAATTGGCAAATAAAACATTACATGTTTTCCGACGTGGCGAGTGAAGAGGGTAAGCCCTACAGTGAGAAAATAAAGAAACGAGACGATCACATGATTGATGATTTACGCTATTTCATCAATAGTGGCATCGGCCCAACAAGGGGCGGGGAATCGCCCAACCAACCGGTCTATTCAAAGAAGACAGGTCGCTATTTAGGAGTAAGGTCAAATGCCTGAAGATAAAAAGGTATCCGATATAATGGCTAAGATTGATCGTGCAAAGATCGACAATGGAACTTTGCGTGATCGGTGGCTTGAATATTACAAACTATATCGTAACTGGCGTGATGCGTCTGGTATAAGCGGGCGTTCCGATGTCGGTATACCGTTGGCCTTCGAGTGGGTTGAGGTAGTTAAGAGTCGGTTGTTTGATATATTCTTCGGTAAGCGCCCTTACGTGCGAACCAAAGGGCAGGAACCGAGCGATGACTTTAATGCCAAGATAGTTCAGCAATGGCAGAATTATCAGTATGATCTGGCGGGGTATCGTAAGGTTGGCTATGACGTTCTCACGCAGATATTGATATATGGCACAGGCATAGTGAAGGTGCCGTGGAAGTATGAAGAACGAGAGAAGTATATAGATGTTCCGATCTTTCCCGAGCTTCCACATTTAGGGACTATTCCCCAGAAGATGAAAGTCCCCGTATATGACAACATTGGCCTTAGCCTTGTAGACGTATTTGATTTCGTTGTAGACCCGGAAGCTACCGATCTAAACGAAGATGCCGAATGGTGTGCTCATAAGACGAGAAGGACGTTGGATTATCTTGAGAGTATGGCAGAGCGGAAAATCTTCAAGAATATCGCAGCCGTTAAGCAAGAGATAGCATCAGAAGAAGAGTCTGGCGGCACGGAAACCGACACACACAAGCAGGTAATATCGACTATAGAGGGACACCTTTCCGATAAGAACCTGATGCTCAAACCCATTGAGTTGATAGAGTATTGGAATAAAGCAGAAAACACCCTTACGGTAATCGCTAATGGTAAAACCATCATTCGTGAAGGTGACAATCCATTCAAGCACGGCAAATTTCCGTTTATTGTCGGTAAGATCATATCAACACCACACGAGTTCTACGGTATCGGGTTAATCGAGGCCGGAGCGCCAGGGGCAAGGATCATGGAAGACCTGTTGAACGATGGGTTGGACAGCTTGCGGTTTGCCATTAACCCGATGGTCGGTTTCGACAGGACGAGAATCGATGAGATCGAAATGGTGTCGAGACCCGGTGGAACTTATGGCGTGACCGGCGATCCCGCTACGGCAGTAAGGCCGTTTATCATCCCCGATGTCAGCAAGGGCGTATTCGATTGGTTTAGCTTGGTAAACGAGCTGAATAAGAAAGGCACGGGTGTTGTTGACTATTTGGTGGGGCAAGGCACGCAGGGCAAGACAGCTACCGAAGCATCGTTAATGACCAATGAGGCCGCCAAGCGAATCGGCATGCACATTAAGGTGTTCGGCATGACTTTTATAGGGCCGCTGGCGAACATGGTTCACGAGTTGAACCGGCAGTTTGCGACAGAAGCGCAGACCATGCGAGTAACGGGTCTACAGGGAGACCCCTATGACGATCAACTTGTTCAGGTTACACCCGATGTGTTTGGTGCCAATGTGGACTTTATCTGGGAATCGGAAGATCGAGAGATGAACAACATGGTGGCCGTGCAACAGTTAATGCAGGCGCTTGGGGTGGCTCAGACACACCCGATACTGGCACAGTTTATTCCGATCATCTTTGAGAAAATGCTTGAGAAGTATGATATGCACGAGAACGAGGAACTAAAGCAGGCTGCAAAGTTCGCAAAGGAAATGGCACCGGCCTATCAGATGTTGGTAATGCAACAGATGCAGACGCAGATAGCGGCTGGCAATGCTCAAGCCCAAGCCAAGTCCGGTGGTGTTGGCAATGCTCCGCGTCCTGCCGGTGGTGGTGCCGGTAATATAGCAGCAAGCATGCAGACCTCGGCCAATCCTTCACTGGGGAATGCCCCCGTATGATAGGGGGTGATACTCTCGTCTACCCGAAGGCTTAAAATATTTGCTGGCCCTTGGGTGGGCGAATAGTATTCGGGCACGAGTTATTCGCATGGCAGGGGGCCTTACGGACGGTTGCCCGTAATGAGAAATTTAAGAAGTTCGTTGTGTGCGGGCGTCCGGGACACGAATATTTATATGAAGATTTCGCTACCGCATATATAAATTATACTCCCCCATCCACAGAAACGAACATGTGGATGTGCGAAGGACAATCTTACAAATACAATGGCAAATATGACATTACCATCAAACCCGATAATTACATGGGCTACGATCAGGAGTTTATTAAGCTCGGTGAATCCGGCGTTCACCGATACAATCTTGTTATTCATGCTCGCAATACTGGCAAATGTGGGACGAGTTATCGAAACTGGGACAATGAACACTGGGAAGAGTTTTTAGATAAGATTTTGGCTGAGTTTCCTTGGTTTTCCGTTGCGTGTATTGGGACTAAAGAAGGGGCGTTGCGTATTAGGGGAATAAACGATGAACGTGACTTACCACTGAAAGACCTATGTAACCTGATGACAAATAGCACGGTTCTTGTTGGCCCATCATCCGGCCCTATACATCTTGGTTCGCTATGTGGCCTACCTCATGTTACATGGTCGCCCAAGGAAACGATGAGTATCACGCCAAATAAAGAAAGGTATGAGAAATATTGGAATCCGCTAAAAACTCCGGTGACTTTCTTGGAGGGTAGTTGGAATCCAGACGTGAAGGATGTCGTGGGGGCAGTGAGGAAATATTGTGAAGATTAACGAGCGGGATGTTTGCAGGCGTTTTGAGCCGACCGAAACGCAGATTGAACATGCCGAGAATATGCTGAACCAGTGGGAGGCCGTGGTGAAAACTATGGCATCTCCCGGTTGGCAATTATTGATAGATTTTTTCCAGTCTCAACTTCAGATGTATGACTCCATGTCAAATATGGATAAGGCCGCTGAACTTGGAGACTTTCAATATCGCATGGGGATAGTTGACGGCCTTAATGCGCTCTTGCAATCCCCAAAGCGACTAAAACAAAGTGCGACTTCCGCCGCTAAGTTTTTAGCGGAAATGGAACTTGCAGACAAAAAGGAGTAACAAATGGTAGACGATCCAACCATTGAACCGGAACCGACCCCAGAGCCGGAACCGGAACCAGTCGTTGCACCGACGCCAAAACCAACGCCGGAACCGCAACCAGATCCGTATAAATTATCGCCCGAACAACAGGGTAGGCATAAATCTGCGGCTGATCTTGAAGCGTATGCGGCAAACAGACAGGGTGAAGCCGATAGGCTACGGGCTGAACTTGACAACTACAAACAGCAGCATCCAGACACTGCCGCTCGACCCGCTACCCCCACAGAGGAGGAGCAGCTTGAGAGGTTTGCAAAAGATCCTGCTGGTTTTGTGCGGGAGTTTACTAATGATATTAGGGCGGAAGTAGGCCTTATGAGGTTTTCAGGACAACATCCAGATGTAGAGCAACATAAAGCTGGGATGAAAAAGATTCTGGAGGAAGCCCCAGGAATACTTGCACACCCACAGGCGCTTAAGATGATGTATTTGCTTGCCAGGGAAGAAGCCGAGGCAACCAAGGCAGGCCAAGCTGCTGTCATTAAGGCAAATCAAACCGCACAGGTAGTTCTCGAAAAACAGACCACAGCCGTCGTAGAAGGGGCAACCACCCCTCAGCCGACACCCTCAACTAAAGTTGTTCCTGGTATGTCCAGCAAGGAATCGTTAGAGGCGCTCAAAGCCCAGGGGATTCCAGACGGGACAGACGAGGATCGAATCGACTAACGACTAACCTCTAATTTACATAAAAGGGGGGATAATTTTTGGCTTTACAATCAACCGTTAACAATATCGAGCAACTTCAAACCCATTACGATAACGTCTTTCTGGAAAGAATGCAAGACGTTCTTCGTCTTAATAATTGGGTTGATCAGAAGAACATTCCATTGCATAGCGGAAAAACAGTTAGCTACTTCTCATATTATCCCATCACCGAAGACGCTGATCCAATCGTAGAGGGGAGTTCTACTGCTAACGAGGTAACGGTTACCGGCCAGACAATCGAGGCTACCGTTGCCAAGTATGCACAGTGGAGACCCCAAACCGAATTGTTGAAGTTAACGGCGAGGGATAAGAATCTCGAGAAACAGGTCGGGCTTTTTGGCGAAGCCGCAGGCCGGTCTCTTGAGTTGGCTCTGGCGAAGGAATTGTTCAAGAACGGATCAATTCCCATCAGGACAAGCCAGCTTTCGAACAGTGGTTCGTATACTGTTGAATCTACCGTAGATGCAAGTGCTGGTAACTCGACCACCTTTTTTTACGATGATTCCATAGTTCATACCTCCGATCTCTTTCTGGGAGCACACCTTGGTGTTACATCAGACGCTACCCGCAACTATCGCTACGGCGGTATTGTTTCGGTGCATGGAAGCACGGCAGAGGGCTTCACTATGACAACGGCTGCCCCGCTCGCATTTTCTGCAAACACCACATATCGAATGGTTGTCGGAACAGGTATTGTTGCAGGGCAACTGGTCACCGGATCGGCTATCAACTACGCCGTTTCCAAGGCTCGTGAGAATCAGTTCTACACGTTTCCCGGTGGGTGGTTTAAGTCAACATTAGCTTCGCAGGTTGAAGTTGACTTGCAGAAATACCAGGTCTACTTGAATCTTGGTCAGTATCAACAGGCCGAGAAAATCGAGAAGGGCTATATTGGCAGTTTGTGGGGTGTTAAGTTCTATCGAACAACGATGCCTTACAGGGAAAGTGTTGCCGGTGTCTATTCTAAGACGGGGGTTGTGTTCTGCACTCCTATCATGGGGATGCACGCTCTCGGCAACGTAGGTCTCGGAGGGATGAAAGGACACATGATTCACATCAAGACTCCTGGCCCACAGTCAACCAATGAGCCTTACAACGAAAAGGGAACATTAGGTTATAGTTTCTACGCCGCACCTAAAGCACTTAACGCTGCATTTTGTATTAACTTAATGTCTGGTGCTACTGGAATAACTTAACCTTAACCAAGGAGAAGGGGAGGGGCTTTGCTTCTCCCCCACCCTATATGGGAAAAAAGAAACAACGCAAAAAAGTATTACATAGCAAAAACAAACAGCAACCAGCAATTATGGTTGGGATGCCCATTCATCATTACATGGAAACCCTTACAGATATGTGTATGAATAAGACCACGGGTGATCTGTCACAAAGGGGAATACCTTTCCATAGATACAGTCCCGTAGGCATACCTGATGTTGCAAGAGCAAGGAATCAATGCGTGGATGCGTTTCTTAAAGATAAACATTATACGCATCTTATGTGGATAGACGCCGATATGGTATGGGATACCGATGCGGTGTTATCGCTATTAAACTTGAAGGCTCCGGCATGTTCGGCATTAGTAACCCAAAAAGCACCGCCTTTCAAGATCACATTATTTCATTTATTACAACCAGAAAAAGACAGTGAATATTTAGAAACCTATGATGTTCCGTTGGGGGCTTACCCGATGGATGAACCGTTTCGGTTTCCCCATAGCGGTATTGGCACAGCATTCATGTTACTCGAACGGCAAGCGGTAGAAGCGTTAGAGCCACCCTACTTTGCCAACTTTGTCGATCCCGTGAAGAAAACCTTGAAGGGAACAGATTATTATTTTTGTGTGCGTATGTTACAAAAGGGATTTGAGTTTGTCTACGATCCCAGACCCAAGATTTATCATGTGGGGAAATGTTTATTCGGTGTTGAGGATCACGTAGCGTTCTTAGACCAAAAGGCAGAAAAAGGAATAGAAGCATGCCAATTTATGAATTTAGATGCAAGTGTGGCCGAGTTCAAGAAGAGTTTTGCTGGCCCACAGCCATCCCTGATCGAAAAGATTGCTCCTGTGGTGGAAAAGCAAAAAGAATTATATCAGCGCCAGGAGGCATCAAAATCGGCTGCCTCCAAATGTCAGTCCTCCGCAAGTGCCGACCAGACGAAGACGCAGATGAAAACTGGTATCGAAGTTGTCAATTCTCCGAAAGACTCGGATCATACAAGTCCCCCACCACACCCGGAGAAAAAGCCTACGAAAAGCATGTTAAGCGGCGTGCAGTAGACGAGGGTTGGTAGATGACACTTGATGAAATGAAACAACGCCTGCGGGCGAGCGGGAAACTACGCCCGGAGAACGAACTGTCTCTGGATGTTGCCATCACCGAAATGATACAGCTTATATGGGATGCCCATGACTGGATAGCCAAACTCGGTATCAACACGTTCACGACTGCGGGTGCGGCCACATGGGAATTGCCGGTAGAGGTTGATTCCATACTGGAGTTGACATACGGCACCAATAATCGTGTCGTTCACCCTCTCCCCTCAAATCGGATAACCGAAATATATGACAACGTGGCTCGTTCCGGTTCAACAGTTTATAATTATAGGTTGTATTCCACCGAACCCGACCAAATGACCATAGAGATGATCCCGACACCGGCAAGCGGAACGGTGTTCACATATCGCTTTCACCGGAAAATAGTCGAGGGTGATCTAAGTAAGGTTCCCCCTAAATTACATCCATTGGTATTATTCGGCACGGGTGTGCTTATGTCATCGGGTGATCCGTATGCTTCTAATGCTTTTGCGAATATGCTTGCACGGGCGATAGAGCGTGATAAGCCGATCAACCTACGGCGTTGGACTATGGGACAAGATAGTTTACAGGTTGCTCGTGTGAACGCACGCAATTCTATGATGAGTTCAGGGACAACCCAAGATACGAGATACCCGACAGGTTAGGGGTAAATAATGGCATTATATAATGTTCAAACCGTTATAAATAAAGTCAAGATCCTCATAGAAGAGGCTGCCGACACTAATATAATCACCGAGAACCAGCTTATCACAGCGGTGTCGGATGCTCAGAAGTGGACGGCTGCCGAAACCGGATGTTATACCGACTGGAGTAGCATCACGCTGGCAACATCTACTGTTCGCTACACTCCACCTACGGGCACATCGGGTATTCTCGGTTTACAGTATGATTATGGTGGCGATCAGGGAGTTCGCAATCTCAAGCGGGTAGATCCTGATAGTGTGCCGCATAGTCCCAATGTGGATTTTCCATATTTCTGGCATTACCGTGGTAACAAGATTTCAGTATTCCCATCATTGCCGGAAAAACCAGCGGACAGAGATAGTGCCCTGTCGAATGTCGTGGATGTTCTATTCGTCAAGGTTCCGGCTGCATTAACGGTATTAGGAGATGCCCTTGTTATACCAGACGAGTTTCAGGTAGTGGTTCCTTACCACGTTGCCAAGGTGGTTGCCTATAAAGATAACCAATTTGATAAGGCTGGAGCTTTCCAGCAAGAGATTGAAAGATTAACAAAAGTAGGCATTGCCCAGTATGTTCACCAGACCGGACGTGGAACGCCTGGTGACCAGGGTGGTGCCGAATAGGGGGTAATAGAAAATGGCATTGAATTACAAAAGCGGGAGCGAAACACAGTCGGCAATAACCGCCAATACCAACGGAGCTACGATTGACCTGATTGGCTACAAAGAAATAGCCATTTCCGTTATTTTCGGAACTTGCACAGGACAAGCAAGTAATGTTGGCACTCTAAAGATACAAACATCTAACGATAATAGTAATTGGCATGCCCTAACGCCGACACTGGCAAGTGAAGATGACCATACCGATCTTAGTGGAACTACTTCTTTTCAGTATTTGCCGGACAATTCTACGACAGACGAACATGGTTTCGGTCGCTATGTGCGTTTCGTGTTTGCTGCTTCAAATTACACGGGTGGTTCTGTTACCTATACCGTAAAGTGGTTAGCTAAAGAATAGTGCCTCGCACCGACTTCTTATTCCCGACCTTTGCGGGTGGGCTTATAGATGGATTGGCAAACGATACTGCCCCACAGGGAGGATTGCGTGTTTGCAAAGATGTTGATTTTGCCGACGCTCCCGTTGGTGGAATTACGTTGCGGCATCCCACGATAATAAGACCGCTGTCGGCAAATTACGCCGACGAATCTGACTCAATCGACGGGTTTGGCTTACCGAATGTTAATTTCAATCCAATCTGGTTGTTTCGTTTTAGGGGTTACGACAATGATATATGGCCTTTTTTATTGCTGGCGTATAACCAAGCCTATGAAATTAACAGGGATCTCAATAAACGAAGCAGGATGTTTCCACTGGATTATCCGGTAAACTCCAAGTATGCAATTTTTAACGAAAATAAAGTATATTTCATCGGTGGAATATTCCCAACGGTGCTCGAACAAAATTCCAGTAACATCTCCGTTAAGGAAATGGGGTTTCAAACTCCGTTGGATTTCAATTACAATGTCAAGGTCACCGGGGGTGCCCTACCCGTAATCGGAGACTACCGCTACCAACTTATTCTAACCGACGAAAACGGCCACCGCAGTGCCCCCCGACCTTTCGAGGATGCCTATCATGTTACATGGCCTCACGGCGGAAATCCAGATCAATACGTTGAATTGGGACATGATACCGATACTCCCGCAAACGATAATCCTTTGCCCATTTGCAAAGGTAAGCACAAATATTTATATAGAACCAAGAACGACGCATCCCCAAATGACCCTGATAACTTTCCCGTATTTTATCTTGTTGACGTTTTGAACGGGGCAGATACGGAGTATGACGACAATGTAATTGACGATACGCTCGTAACCCACGAGGTCATGCCAGAGGGGGATGGTTTGCCCCCGCAAGACCTTGCTTTTGTCGCAATCAACAACGGTATCATGTGGGGGTTTACCGAAGAAAGTTCGGTTTTACGTTACACCCCACAATTTGATTATGAGAACTGGCCTGAAATCAACGCTATTCCCATAGGTGATCCCGACTATTTAATTGCCCTGCAATCTCTCGGAGATAGGCTTGTTATTTTCAAGAAAAACAAGATATATGCTTTCTGGGGAACTAACATAGGTAATTTTGATTATCGGCAAATGTCCAATATACATGGCACCAAGTATCCCAAAACGATTCAGGCTTTAGACGAAAACCGTATGATCTTCATGGATAGTCAAAGACGTATTGTAAAATATGAGGGCGGAGGATTTACCGAAATATCCAAAACCATAAAACTTCCCAAGTCAACGAAATACTGGTCTTCTCTTTTTAAGGATTATTACGTTCTGTGGTTATACGATAATGCCGGTGTTACCTATCCTCGCCAGTGGGGAGAGTTACCGATACCAACTTTCGATGAGGACGGTGGTGGAGATGATCCCCCCGAACCACCCTTTGATGATGCCGAGCCACCCGATGCCTACGAACCTCGTCAACCCGGCGATCCTGAAGATCCAGATTTGCCGGAAGACCCGGAAATTCCGCCACCGGAGGGATGGGAACCACCGGATGAACCGTGGAAAATTGTTGCCCTTGCTTATCATATACCTACGGGTGTATGGGTAAGGTGGGATAACATACAGGCCAAGATCCCAGAGCGACCCAATCGTCCCCTTGACAATTTGACATTCTGGAACGGTAATGGAATTGAGGTTTTCGGAAGTGCCTACCATGATGATCTTTCGCAACATGGTGATCTTGAGATTAGAACACTCAACACGGATTGCGGTCTACCCGATCAAAAGAAGTCTTTTAAGGAGATTGAACTTTACTTTGAATACTTGAGTGATAGGTCTTTCAACGGTGCCATTGGTCAGCTGGAGCTTATAATTGATGACGGCGAAGACTTGGATGCTGTCTGGCAGCAAACAATAACCTACGATACAGATAATCCCCAGAATCGGGTTAGGTTCAGGATAAGCAATGGTTCCAACGGCAGACGAGCCAGTTTGCGTTTTATTGGTAATCAGTATATGAGACAATTTGCCTTAATGCAGGCTCGGTTGTTTTGGCAACCACGGGGGACACCGAGAAGATAATGGCAAAGACAAGTCTTGATCCGACCACGATAGGTCAGCTTAAAAAACTATTCTTAGAGAACGACGATGGCAAGAATACTCTATTGAAATCTGGTAGGGTAAAATTAGCTGGCGGTAAGGCAGTGGTAAGACTACCGATTGCCTTTGAAAATTTCAAGCCATTCGTTCAGGGAATAGGTTCAAAAAGTAACCCGTCTATTGGTGATGTGGTTTTTAGTGGTTCCGGTCTTGATGACGCTACATCCGGTGGTTCTTATACGGGTGCCCTTGATGCAACCTTCACTGTTCAAATTGATGGCACGGGGACTCCCGATACTTTCAAGTGGAAAAAAGATTCTGGGGATTTCACTACAACGGTATCTATTACGGGTTCCGCTCAAAATCTTCAAGATGGTGTAACAATTATATTTGCCGCCACAACGGGTCATACGTCAGACGATCAGTGGTCGATAGCAACGAAAGTTGGGGCAAATGCTTATTCGGTTGACGTAACAGAGAAATATCAATTTACAATCGTATCCTCAAGCTCCTCTGATTCGGGAGAGGCTTTTTGGATTGTATTAGGGGGATAAATTATGCCAAATTGGGCAGCAATAGCACAGATAGTTTCATCGGCACTTCAGGCCGGTGGAGACGTGATGGGGGGTAGCGGTGGCAGTGATCGCCCTTCCAGTTGGGGACGCCCCGAATGGTGGGCTATGCAAGGGCCGCTTACGTCGGCAATGGGCGGTGCTCAGGCATTCGGTCAACAGATTACGCCCGGATATATGCAATCTCTACAGAATGCCATGTCGGGCAACATGGGTCTCGACCCCGCTGCCCTGAACATGATGGGTGGTCGGGTGAAACAACAAATGGCACCACAGTTCGCCATGCAACAAGATGCCCTAAAATCATCGTTCAGCCCACGTCTTGCGGGTAGTGGGGCTGCTGCGTCTGCTATGGGAAATCTATTGGGTCAACAGGGACAGCAAATGACGGGTGCCCAGACCGACATCAACATTCAGGATCTATTGTCTCGGTTTGGGATGATGAGCCAGGGTATGGGTCAGATGGGTAATGTGTGGGGACAGAATCAACAGCAACAGTTAGGTTGGGCGAATGCCATAAACCGCTGGCTGGGAACATAAGATGCCGAATCTAACGGGTAGGCAAGTAGCGGCAATACTACTCCGACGTGCAGGACAAGGTCTGGGGCAGTATTTCGACCAGAAACAGCTTGCGGAGCAAAGAGAAATCGAGAGAAAGAATCGTGAGTGGGTAGATAGACAACGAAAGCGAACCGATGTCCGTTTTGAACAAGGTCAAGAAGATCGCCAGCGAGCACTCGATAGATTCAATATTGAACAGCAATCGCAACAACGGGCACAATCGTTCCTGAAAATCCTCGGCGGCGATTCCCCTTTCGCTCCCGAAATCCCTGATGTGAATATCCAGCGGCAGAAAGCCTTTGATATTACAGGGCGAACTGCGCCCGCCACGGTGCAGGCCGGAGCATTTGGTGAGGATCTTGTGGGTGCGGGTGTTCCCTCTGATATAGCGGGAATGGCAGTATTAAAGAAGTTAGGGATTGCACCGAAGGCACCGAAAGCACAAACCGAGCGACAGAAGTGGGCAGCGTTAAGCCTTAATCCTAATCGCAATCCATTAGAAGAACTGGAATATCAATCACTGGACAAAACTTACGGGAGCGATAAGAAGGCTCAAGCTGAGGCCAAAAAACAAAGAAAGCAAATTAAAACCGATCAGATAAAGTGGGATAAGGATGTTCGTGCTCACGTTTTAAGAAATGCCGTGGCATATCCCCAAACGGCTGAATTATTAAATGAAACTGGACGATTCTCTATTGGATATAGGCTCAAGCCCGAAAGTTGGAGTGATAAGGATTGGAATTTGTATAAGTTTGAGCAAGTGAAAATTAACAGATTTATGGGTAGGCGTCCCGTGGTAACGGAGTTCGATGTTGATCTGGGGGCTATGGAAAAACTTAGATCAAAATATTCAGAGGAAGAAATACAACAAGCACTACAATAATGCCGACCTTTGAAGAAATAGAAGCTAAGATTATAGAGAACCGGATACTGGCGAACCGGCAAGCCAATGTTACGCCCACAACTCAACCGACCATTCCTGATACTTTTGCAACCACTCCCCAACCATCCACCACCGCCGTTATGCCGATCACACAAAGGAAAGTTGGCACGTTGGAGCCAGAAGAGCCGACGGGTGTCATGGCTATATTGCGGAATGCCGCACGAGGTATTGGCCGGTGGGTTGACCCCGAAACAATAAGTCTTGGTGGTAAGGAAGTTTTAGATAGGATTACATCAGAGGGTTATACGGCATTACCTTCAATAGCCAAACAAATCGGTGCTCCACTTGCGGAAGTGTTTAAGGTTTGGGTGTATGGCCATATGCCCGAAGGAATAAAATCTCCCGAAGTAAAAAGACGTGAAAAAGAAGCGTGGCGTAATATTGGATTAGATCCAACTGCCGCACCTGGCACATTTGCTATGGCGGTAGGCGGTGGTGCTGGTCTGGCACGTTTAGCGGGTAAGGTTACTACGGGCGCAAAGGTGGCCGTTGGTGTATCTAAATTAAAACCGATGGCTACGGGTGAACCCGTAGTTGCCACTAAGCCGAAGGTTTCACCAAAACCGAGCGTGAAGCCTACGGTGAAAACAAGGGTCGTTAAGGAGCCGTGGGAGATGACGAAAAAAGAGTTTTATCCCCTACCCGATAAATCAGCAGCGGTTATTAGCAAAGAAGGGAAAATATACACCGGACAAACACATCCAGAGGCCTATGCTAAATTAGAAAAAGCGGGTGATACACTTACGGAATTTCCCAAAAGCGGATATGTGATTAAAGGTAAGTTTTTTGAAGATCGAGTTGGTGCGGGCGATTTTCACAAGCAAGTTATCAAACAGGCCCTCTCCGAAAACAAACCCGTCCCCGCCGAGGTGCTGAAGGATTACCCCGACATTGCAAAGCCCACGGTGTCAAAGAAGACGGTCGGCAAGCTTACCGCCGAGCAGGATGCTGGTATCGCTGCCCTTGATGATATATCTGCTGATCTGTTTAAGCAAAAAGAAACTGCATTGCCCACAAAGCAAAAGGCTATTGATGCCGAGATTCGACGTATTGGACAACAAAAACAGGCATTGCTGGTAGGTGAAGCCGGACGTGTATATGTTCCCGTAGAGGAAGTTCGAGCGGCTACCAATAGAGCACTCAAGGCGCTCGATCTTAAAACTGCACCAGAAACTAAGGCCGTTAGGGATCTCAATGCTGTTAGACGTGGTGATATTGCAGAGGCCGATGTTCGAGTGGGGTTTGCCAAAAAGGAAATCCATCGAGTTGTAACCGATCCTAAGCGCCGAGAAGCAATTACTCATGCCATCGAAGATCCCAAATTGGCAAGTGGTTTGAGCGAGATAGAAAAAGGTGTCCGAAATGAAGTCAAGCGTTTCTACGATGAGGGATTTAAGGTTGCCAACGATGCCGACGTAATTACTTCTGCTGTTGAAAATTATATTAATCACGTATGGGAAACTAAATCGCCCAAGCGAACAATGTTTTCAGGTAAGTATATATCAGGCAAAACCCCGTTTGCCAAGCAACGGAAAATCCCGTCAATCGTCGAAGGTGAACGTATGGGATTAAAGGCCAAGACTAAAGATCCGGGTGAACTCATGGAGATTTGGTCGAGGTCGGTGCATAGAGCTATTGCCAATAAGCGATTTCTTGATAATCTCAAGATTGCCCAAGCTGAAGACGGTAGGCTTTTAATTCAACCCGGCGGGTCTGCCCCTTCTGATTATGTTTCTTACGACCATCCCTCCCTACGCCAGTATCGTTGGCGTGGTAAAGAGGGTAAGGGTGCAATATTTCAGACTGGCGTAAGGGTTCATCCTGACATAGCCGGTTCCATTGATGTTGCATTCGGGCAAGGTTGGATGCCCCGTGGAAAATGGGGCCAGCGAGTATTTAATGGCTATACCGCCCTTGATCGAGCTGCCAAGAAATCCATACTTACCGTATCGCTTTTCCACTATCATGCTCTTAGTGAATCCGCCATAGCCACCGGTCAGTCTCCATGGGCATTTGTAAGGGGAACGGCAAAGTTGGTTGGTAATGAAGAGCTGATCGTTAGGGCAAAACGATCTGGTTTACAACTTGCAGGCACGCCAGACGTAGCCCGTCAATCATTAAGGTTTGAAAAGGTTCCCACCTTTGTCGGTAAGGGACTGCGTGCAACTGTTGGGAAAATCATTGAGAAGAACGATAAGATTTTATGGGATAATGTTCATGCTGGACATAAGATTGAAGCGTTTGATAGGCTTACTCGTGATGCCTTGACTAATAAAAAATACTCACACTTGAAACCCGCAGAAATTGATCGAGTTGTATCTACATTCGTAAACGACGCTTTTGGCGGTCTTGACTGGGAAGCCCTCGGAACAAGCACGAAGGGACAATGGGTTTGGCAAAGATCACTACTGGCCCCCGACTGGACACGATCACAGGTGCGGGTATTTAAGGGTATGTTTAGAGCAGGCAAAAGGGGGACAACCGAAAGACTGAGCGGGGAATTGTATCGTGCTTACTGGCGAAGAGCTATAACATACAACTACGGCGGTGCCAACGCTCTTAATTATGTATTCACCGCATGGAAAGCGGGTGATCCTACCAAGGGACACTTCATGCCACAAAATGCATCGGGGCATAGATTTCAACTTGAAATGCCCTACGAGGGTGACGACGGAAAACCACGATGGATACAGGTTGGTAAGCAGTTCATGGAACCATTTAGATATGTTGAAGACATTTTAGAGGGTAAGCCGCTCAGGACGCTATCGGGGAAGGTTAACCCGATACCGAGAATGATCGTGTCGAGCATCTTCAACCGTAGGTATCCGGGCGGGCCTTCAATATACAAAGAAAAGGATTCTCCGGGGTTGAAATATCTGAAGCAAATAGGTTATGTTGCCGAATCTGTAACACCAATCCCTGCCCAACAGTATATTGGTGTATTTAAGGGTTGGAAGGATCCGATGGATGCTTTTATATCTGGCTTGGGGTTTCCCGTGAAGAAGGATTTCCAAAAGAAAAAGGGGTTACGACCTTAGCTCTTTATACGAAGGAAAACATAATGGCGAATCAAAATGGCAAAGAATGGATAATCAGAGTATTGCTCGTATTGCTGTCTCTTAGCATCGGGTTCGGCGTTAGCCAGCTTGCTGTTGCGGGACAGGTTCGGGAAAATACAACCAAGATTGATTCCATAGAGAGCACACTCCTGCGTATGGAGCGCAAACTCGATAAGGTGCTGGGACTCGAATGAAACACATTGTTATAGCATTTCTAATAATCATAGGCCTGTGCCTAACGGCCCACGCCTATAAACCCAACGTGCCATACGAGCCACCCCATGAGTGGGGCGAACGTGAAACGGTCGGTGGTAGCAAAGATTGGGAGTTTGCAGACACATTTGTGCTTGGTGGTATGATAGTAATGACGGTGATGATATTTGCGTTACCGGAGATTTTCAGCGGCGAGCTTGAGCGTTGGCCTGTTTATAAATTTACATTACCCAATATGGGTAAGAACTTACCCAATTTGGGTGTATTCAAATTCCCCACGAGGAGATTATGCGAATCATATTAGCCATACTCCTCATAGCCTCGTGCTACGCATCCGTAGGAACTGCGTGGGCGGGTAGTTTTACCATATCTGACAGTCTTGGTGAATCAGCAAGACTGTATAGTTTTAGCAGTAGTGCCCAAAATAACTATGGCGGAAACGTGTTGGATGATTTTGGGATGGTCGTATTAAACTCAAGGTATCAGGTCATCTTATATAAATTCCCGACATTACGTGATTCAATGGATGCCGTCGGTGAAGCAACGTGGGATTCGGCATTATTCAAGATTGTAGCGACTGCGGTAAATGGGTTAAATGCTAACGACTCTATTTTTTCAACCATACATAAAATAACCCAACTATGGGATGAGGGCACGGCGAATGGTTCGGCAACAGGTGGTGCCACATGGGATTCGGCATCCGCTACGGGATCGGGTGGGTCAGAACCAAATTCACCTCTCGATTGGGCATCAAACGGTGGTGACTATGTAGCCAATGCCGAAGATCAGCCGACGACAGATACAACACATTTTTATGCCCTTGGCGATTCGGTCGTTTTTTGGAATGGCGGTATTTCTCAATTTGACATTTTAACGTATCGCATATCGGGGGCAACGGTAGCGGATACGCTTGACGAGGGTTTAATACTGGTTTCTTCGAGGCAAAGTTCATCGGGAACTATAGTGTTTGCTTCTAATGAGTATACCATAGTAATAGCAAGAGTGCCAAGTCTATTAGTTTATTATACGACGGGAGAACCGCCTGAAGGGAATACTTCCTATGTTAGAAGAATAAAAGAGGGGGAAAATAAATGAAATACTTATTAACAATAATGGTTCTTCTGGCGTTAAGTATTCCGGCATTGAGTAGCACTTTTATAGTCACCGAGGCTCAATATATTGTAGTCGGAGGAAATGTTTCGGACACACTTGGACGTGAGATGATTATACCGGATTCTATACGGATAGTTGTCACGGATTCTGCCGGAACAGAATTATTCGACGCATGGTTTGAAAGTGCCGATGCTCAATGTGTTCTCAATGGTGATATTATTACATTTTTCGACCAATGGGAAGATATAAACGGTGCGGCCTCAATCGGTATATTTAGTCTTGCGGTTACGATTGCGTCTGATGCGGATAACAACATAGATTTATTCGGCAATCAATCCCATGTGATTATGGGAGTAGATAAAGCAGTAATAACCACGTTTAATGAGTTGGCTGATATTCTCGACACCCTTCAAAACCATGATGATTGGGTGGCGCAAGAGGCTACTCTCGCTTATTTTGATACGCTAATCTATATCGGCCCACGAGGGTTGGGTATTTATATTGATTCGGCGGCAAGCAATACGAACACCGTTATCGGAACGGACGGCACGGGTAAAAATCCAGTGTCCACGTTGGTTGCAGCCAGGACTCTTTCTGATGCTTTGGGTATCAAGAGATACTATTTCACAAACAGAAGCACCTTCAATGATGCCGCCAATGATTTTGCCGCAGAACATCAGAACTTTGAGATGATAGGAATAGGCCATCAGAATGCTTTTGCATTTGGTGGTCAGCAATTCACTGGTTCACATATCCATAATATGAATGTCTCGGGGTTGCTTCACGCTTCAGGACAGCACGTTCTATACACGAATGTTATATTTGGGTATATAACAGGGAATTTTGCGGGACACGCCTATGATTGCATTCTAACCGACACCATTGTAGTTAAGACCGGTCAAAGTTTAGAGTTTTTTAACTGCGCATCGGGCGTTGCGGGTGACAACACCCCAACAATAGACTTTTCAAGTGGTTCCTCAACTGCCGGGATAAGAGATTACTCTGGCGGGATTCGCATT